GTGATTCGCACCGGTGCGGGCAATGTGGCAACGCAGGCTGACCTGACCATCACGCGGATCAGTGTTTCTACCTACGCCACGATCCCGAACAAGCTCCAGCAAGGTCGCCCCATCCAGATTTGGATCGAGCGCCTGAACACCCCGCGCTTTACTGTGTGGCCGGTGCCGGACAGCAGCCAGACCTATCAGTTGGTCTACTGGCGGCTGCGCCGTATTCAGGACGCGGGCAACGGCACCAACACGATGGACATGCCGTTCCGGTTCCTCCCCTGCATGGTGGCGGGACTGGCCTACTACCTGTCGATGAAGGTGCCGGGAGCCATGGATCGCATGCAGTCCCTCAAGGCCCAGTACGACGAGGCGTGGGAGATCGCCGCCACCGAGGACCGGGAAAAGGCTGCCGTGCGCTTTGTGCCGCGCCGCCAGTACTTGGGTAGCGGCACCTAATGGCCAATCGGTTTGCCTCCGGCAAAAACGCCATCGCGATGTGCGATCGGTGCGGGCAGCGCTATAAGCTGACGGAGTTGAAGACCGAGATCATTAAAACTAAAAGGTACCAGCTTTTGGTTTGTCCCACGTGCTGGGACCCTGACCAGCCGCAGTTGCAGTTGGGCATGTATCCGGTGGACGACCCGCAGGCGCTGCGCAATCCACGTCCGGACAGCACGTATCGAATTGCGGGCACGGGCCCGGACGGTTTCACCACCGGTGGTAGCCGCGTGATTCAGTGGGGGTGGAACCCAGTGGGGGGCGCGTCGTTTTTCGATGCCGCGCTTACTCCAAACGACTTGGTTTCCACCGTGCAAATTGGTACAGTCGAGGTAGTCACGACATAAGGAGTCGAACATGGACGCTAAAACCGCAGTGCGCAAGCACGAGAAGAATATGCACCCGGGCAAAGCCCCGACCAAACTGCGCGCTGGTGGCAAGACCAACAGCGACATGCTCAAGTACGGGCGCAACATGGCCAAGGTCATGAACCAGCGCAGCCCCGGTCGCAAAGGAGCCTGACATGGCCACCTATCGCAACCCCACGTACAAGCCGCTGGAGCCTGCGGGCACCATGCCGGTCAAAGAAGCGCTGCGGGCCAACGTGTCCGTCGCCAACGAGCGCACGAATCCTTATCCGGAGACCAAAACCTCTGGCATCAAGATTCGTGGCACGGGTGCGGCTACCAAAGGCGTGATGGCTCGCGGCCCGATGGCTTGAGGTACTGAATGAACTACGCCGAGTTGGTCACTGCAATTCAGGACTACACTGAGAACACGTTTGATTACGGGACCACCCCGTCGATCATCAACACGTTCATCAAGCAGGCCGAGCAGCGCATCTACAACTCGGTGCAGTTCCCGTCGTTGCGCAAAAACGTGACGGGCACCACCACGGCCTCCAACAAATACTTGTCTGCCCCCACCGACTTCCTGTCGGTGTATTCGATGGCCGTGATCGACGGCGACGGCAACTACGAGTACTTGCTCAACAAGGACGTGAACTTCATTCGGCAGGCTTACCCGAGCCCGGCCAGCACGGGCATTCCCAAGTACTACGCCTTGTTTGGCCCGACGACTACGGGCGGTGCGAACCCGGTGCTGACGGACGAGTTGTCTTTCATTCTGGGCCCGACGCCGGACACACAGTACTCGGTTGAGCTTCACTACTTCTTCTACCCTGAGTCCATCACGGTGGCAGCAGACGGCCAGACTTGGCTTGGCGACAACTTTGACTCGGTGCTGCTGTATGGCTCGCTGGTCGAGGCGTACACCTACATGAAGGGCGAGACCGACATGATGGCGCTGTATGCGCAGCGGTATGCCGAAGCGCTGAATATGGCCAAGCGTCTGGGCGACGGTCTGGAGCGCAGTGATGCGTACCGCAGTGGGCAGTTCCGGGTGGCACCGCTGCCGCAGAATAACGGGGTTGCCTGATGGCTTTTACCGGCAACGCCACTTGCAGTGTCTTCAAGCTCGGCTTGATGAAGGGCGACTTCGACTTTGATTCGGACACCTTCTACATCGCGCTGTACACCAACGCTGCGTCGTTGGGCGTGGACACCACCGAGTACACCACTGCGGGTGAGGTTGTTGCGGCGGGGTATACCGCTGGCGGCGAGGCGCTGACTGTGAGCACGACACCCGTGCTTGGCGGCACCACCGCATACATCTCGTTTTCAAACGTGTCGTGGTCAGGGGCGTTCACGGCGCGCGGTGCGTTGATCTACAAGCCCGGGACCGATGGCGCAGTTTGCGTGCTGGACTTTGGCGCGGACAAGACCTCGACGACAACTTTCACGGTGCAGTTCCCCGCTGCCACCAACACTTCGGCAATCATCAGAATCGCATAAGGAGCGACCATGTTCAACGAAAAAGTCAAAGCGGGTGGCGTGTTCACCGTCCAGTGTTTTGATCAAGACGGCAACCTGAAGTGGCAAGCCGAGAAGCACAACCTCGTGGTCAACGTCGGCCTCAAGGACATGAACGACAAGTACTTCACTGGCAGCGGCTACACCGCTGCTTGGTACATCGGCCTGTACGGCTCCGGCTCCACCAACAACCCGGCGGCTGGCGACACGATGGCCTCGCATGCTGGCTGGACGGAAGTCACGGCGTACAGTCAATCAACCCGCCCCGCTGCTACGTTTGCTGCGGCTACCACTGCTGACCCGTCCGTGATCACCAACAGCGCCTCCCCGGCCACGTTCAGCATCAACGGCACGACCACCGTCGGCGGCGCGTTCTTGACCAGCGACAACACCAAGGGCGGCACGAGCGGCATCCTGTTCTCCGCCTCGGACTTCCAGTCCCCCGGGGATCGTTCGGTGGTCAACGGTGACACGCTGACTGTGACCTATACCTTTAGCCTCGACGCTGCATAAGGAGCCGACATGGCCACCGCGTTCAAGAAGGGCGACGTTGTAAAGCTGACCACCGTGGTGCCGCAAGGCCCCGTGCTGGCTCTGCGTATGGACGACAGCGGCATCATCCAGTACCTCGTGGAGTGGACGGATGCCAACGGGGTCACGCAACAACGCTGGTTCGACGAAGACCAACTGACGGGGGCCTGATATGGCCTTCGTCCTTGCGGACCGGGTCCGCGAGACCACGACAACGACCGGCACCGTATCGGTGGTTCTGGCGGGAGCCGTCACGGGGTTTCAAACCTTCGCGGCTATCGGCAACGGAAACACCACGTACTACACGATTGCTGGGCAGGGCACTTCCGAGTGGGAGGTGGGCATCGGCACGTACACGGCTTCGGGTACTACGCTTGCCCGCAACACCGTGCTGGCCTCCAGCAACTCCGGCTCGCTCGTCAACTTCTCCGCTGGCACCAAGGACGTGTTCTGCGACTACCCCGCTGTGCGCGCCGTGATTGGTGGCATGGGGTATATCGAGAACGAGGCCACGATCACGCAGTCGTCCACCATCAACGATGGGCATAACGCGATCAGCGGTGGTCCGGTCACGATTTCTGCGGGGGTGTCGGTGACGGTGCCTTCCGGTTCCGTCTGGACGGTCGTCTAATGTTTGGCTTCTACGCGTTCTCCACAACCGCCTTCTCCGCGCTGGCGGGGAACGTGTTCACGGCTGCGGTTATCGAGAGCGCCACGGCGCAGGACACCGTTAACGCCAATTTGTCGGTACCGGCTGCGATCAGTGAGTCAGCCACGGGTTCGGACGCCACGGCTTCGGCAATTACGTTTGCGTCGGCGGTTTCTGAGACTGCGACAGGTTCTGACGCGGTTGCCTCCGCTGCTACGTTTGGCGGGGTGATTGATGAGTCGGCGGTAGGCACCGACACTGTGTCGGCGTTGGCGACCTTCTTGGGGGACATCAACGAAACAACCACGAGCACGGACACGGTTTCTTCCGTTCCGAACTACGCCGTCAGCGTTTCCGAGACTGCCACGGGTAGCGATGCTGTTCTGGCTGGGGCGGTGCTCACCTCGCAGATTTCCGAGACTGCCGAAGGCGTGGACTTCACGTTCACCCAACACGCTGTGTTCGGGGTGGTGGACGAGGGTGCCAGCGGCACTGACTCGGTGTCGGCAGCAGCGACGTTCCCGGTGGCAGTCAGTGAGTCCGCGCAGGGGTCCGAGACCAACGCGGCGGCTGCGAACTTTGCAGTTAGTTTTACTGATAGCGCCGCAGGAACCGACACGGTTTCATCGCTGCCGACTTACTCCGCGCAGATTGCCGAGAGCGCCACGGGTGAGGACACGGTTGTCTCCAGCTTTGTGTTCTTCGCGGATGTGAGCGAGACTGCCACAGGTGCTGACGCCGAGGCATCACAGTTAATCATTGGCGCGCAGGTCGCTGAATCGGCCACGGGGTCGGATGCTATTTCTGCGGCAGCTACGTTCCCGGTCTCGGTCGATGAGTCGGCTACGGCAGAAGATGCGTTTGCGGTCATCGCGGCATTTGCGGCCCTGATCCAAGAAAACGTGAAC